ACATGAGCCACAAGCGTACGCTGATTCGCAACGCCATCGTCTCGGCCCTGTCGGGGCTTCCCACCTGCGGCGCGCACGTCTATCCGTCACGGCTGAATCCGCTGACGGCCGCAGACCTCCCGGCGATCCTCGTCACCACCGGCGCCGAGGAAGCCAGCACCCCGCACCTGACGGCCGGCCTGCCCTGGCAGCGCCTGCTCGAAGTCCACCTTTTTGTCGTCGTCAAGGCGCTTGCCGGTTATGAAGACACCGCCGACACGATCATCGGTGAGATCGAGGGCAAGTTGTTCGACACCGCAGCGCATAACAACCTTGGCGGCAACGCCTTATCCATCGAATGGTCGTCCGTTGGGGCGCCGGAAATGGACGACCTCTCAGACAAGCCGGTCATCCGGCTTCCCGTTGTCATCAAAGTAACTTACTCGTCATAGGAGATCATCATGGCTACACCTCGCACCCCATCAGGCATCCGCATCTACATGCAGTCGGCAATCGGCGCGACCCAGGCGCTTTCCGCCATCACCAAAGCCAGCCCGGCCGTTCTGACTTATGCCGGCGCCGATCCGTCCAACGGCAACTATTGTGCGCTTTTCGACATGCAAGGCATGACCGAATTCGACGACGCATTGGTCAAAGTCAGCGCCGTCGACGGCGGCGGCAACACCTTCGCCGCCGAAGACCAGAGCTCAGTCGGATATGGAACTTTCGTTTCCGGAAACATGGCCGTCGTCACGCTGGGCACCGAAATCCAGGTGGCCACGGGCTTCCAGATGAGCGGCGGCGAGCAGCAGTTCGCCGACTACGGCCTGCTGTGGGACACCGTCATGCGCAAATTTCCGACCACCCAGAATGCCGCGCAGATCACCCTGCCGTGTATTTGGGACCCGTCGGACGTCGGCATGATCGCCGTGCGCCAGGCCGCCGACACCAAGCAGAAGACCGCTTTCAAGATCACCACGGCCGACGGCCTTGAAATCCTGTTCTACGGGTACATCGGCGCATCCGGTTTGCCCAAGGCCGACAACATCACCTCGATCATGACGACGGACATCAGCATCACCCTGGCCACTAAACCGCGCTACGTCATCCCTTGATCCCGATTGCCGACGGCGGCGGAGCCTCCCTCCGCGCCGCGCACCCCGCCTCGCGCGGCTGCCGTCGGCATTCATACGAGGTGGTGAAGTACTGCATGAGGCGAAACCATGTTCAAACTGCAACCCAACCCGACATTCAAAACCAAGGTCGGTATCAGCGTCGCCGGGCAGGAATCCCCGGACGAGATCGAGGTCGAATTCAAGTATCTGTCGAAGTCCGCCGTCAAGGCTTTTTTCGACGGGCTGAAAGGCAAGGACGACGTCGACGCGCTGGCCGAGATCATGGTCGGCTGGAGCGGTACCGATCATGACTTCAGCCCTGAGGCACTGTCCGAACTGCTCGACAATTACGCGGCCGCCGCCGCCGACATATTCTGGAAGTTCCGCCATGAACTGCTGGAAAGCAAGACAAAAAACTCCTAGCGGCGGCGCACCGTCTCTACGCGCCCGATGCGGGCGCGCAGATGGCGCAGATGCTCGGCGTTCCTGCGGCGCACCGCAAGAGCTTCGCCGCGCCGCCGTGCGAAGTCTGGGCCTGCAACTGGCCGACCGTGCAGCTCTTCATCGCCATGGGCACGCAATGGCGCAGCGGCATGAAAGGCGCCACGGGGCTCGACTATGCCGCGCTGCCGATCGTCGCGCGCGGCCTGTGCATCAAACTCACGCCATCGCGTTTCAATGGAATCCGCGCGATGGAATCCGCCGTGCTGAAAATCTTCGCTGACAAAAATGGCCAGTAGCGACGTCAAGATTGTCCTGAGTGCCGACGACAAGACCGGCGCAGCCTTCTCCTCGGCCGCGGCCGGCCTGGGGAATCTCGGCAGCAAGGCGCAGAGCATCAACGCGATCCTGGCGGGCGTCGGCGCCGGCGTCTCCATTGGCGGCATCATAGCAATGGTCAAGAGCAGCATCGACGCCGCCGATGCTTTGCAAGATTTATCGCAAAAGGTCGGCATCGGCGTGCAAAGCCTGGCGCAGTACGAGCTTGCCGCCAAACAGTCGGGCGCCAGCCTCGAAACCATTGCCAAGGGCGTAAAAGGGCTCTCGGTCAACATGACCGAGCACGGCGACGCGCTGCGCGCGGCGGGCATCACCGCCAAGGATGCCGACGGTGCGATGCGGCAACTCGCCGATACCTTCGCCCGCATGCCGGACGGCATGGAAAAGACCGCGCTGGCCGTGAAACTGTTCGGAAAGTCGGGCATGGACATGATCCCGATGCTGAACCTCGGCAGCAAGGGGCTGGAGGAAGCCGCCGTGAAAAGCGCCAAGTATGCCGCCGCGATGGCGGTGCTGGCGCCGCAGGCGGACAAATTCAGCGACCAGCTGGCCGAACTCAGCATGTCGAGTCACATTTTCGGCCTGACACTGGCCAACGAGGCCATGCCGGCACTGATCAATATCTCCGGCGCCATGGCCAAGGCGGCGCAAGAAGCGGGCGGCCTGAAGGCGCTATGGGTCGGTCTTGGCGGTATCGGCGCGGCGATCTTTACCGACGACCTGATGACACCGCTTGCCAAGGTCGACAAACAGATCGGCAAGCTCAAGGATTCGATGGACGGTTACAACCCGGTGTCGATCTTCGGCCCGAGCATGGAGAAGATGAAGGCCGACCTGGCCGCGCTCGAAGCGCAACGCGTGACGATCTACGCGCAGCAGGCCAAGGATCAGCCGAAGACCGAGCCGCCGAAGCTCGACACGGCGGCATGGACGGCCGAATACAAGAAATTCATGGCGGCGCTGGGCGTCGGCACGGCGCAGGCCGCCAAGGCCGGCGTCGACGAGTTTCAGGTACTGATGACGCGGATTAACGCCAAGGATGTGGGGCTTGACACAAGCTATCACAAAGACCTGGCCACGCTGAATGCCGGTTATCTGGCGGGCCGCGTCGGCGTCGACGATTACGCCAAGGCCGTCGGCAAGCTCGTCAGCCGGCAGAAATTCCACGTCGACGCGCTAAAAGAGGAAAAGGATTTCCTCGAAGAACTGAACAAGGCCGAAATCGAGGCGCGGCAGGAATCGATCAAGTCGCTCGAAGCCGACGAGAAGGAAGTCGCGCAGCAACGCGAACACAACGCCGAAATCGGCCTCTCGGTCGAGGCCCTGTCGAAGTTGAGGGACGCGCGCATGGAGGCGGCGATCTCCGCCAAGGAACAAGAACTGACCACTGCGCAGCTCAATGGCCGCAGCATCGAGGATCTGGCCATCATCAGCCACCAGATCGAAGCGCTGCGCGAACTGCGCCACCTGCGCTCGGACGGCGCCGCCCGTCAGGCCGAAGCCGCTGCCGCCGCAGCTTCCGCCGCGGAGTGGAAAAAAGGCTGGGAAGAAACCGACCGGATCGCCCATGAAGCATTCACGACCTGGGCCACCGACGGGAGCAATGCGGCGCAGAAAATCGGCGACACCCTGAAATCTGCATTGCTTTCGGCGATCTACGAGGCGACGATCAAGCCGATCGCATTCCAAGTCTACAACTCGGCTGCCGGTGCGCTGGGCATGCCCGGCGGGGCTTCCGGCGGCGCGGGTGGGGTGATGTCCGCGGCGAGCGGCGCGAATAATTTAAGCAACCTGCTCGGCGGCGGTTCCATGTTCAGCGGCTTCGGCGCAGGGTATGCGTCAATGGTCGGCGAAATGGCGATGGGAAGTTCATTCGTCGGGCCGAGTGCGGCGCTCGCGAGCGGGTCTGTCGGCGCTGGCGCATCGGCGGCCGGAATGCTTGGGGGGGGCGCCGGGATGCTCGGCGCCATCGGCACGGCGCTCCCCTGGATCGGCGCCGGCCTCATCGTCGCCGACGCCATCGGCCTCTTCGGCAAGGGCGGCGGCCCGCAGTCCGGCCAGTACGGGAGCATCGGGCCGGGCGGCTACAGCAGCAGCTACACTGCGTCCGGTGGCGATAACCTCGGCAACCAGTCGCTGGCAAGCTCTGCCTATGGACAGGCCGCGAGCCTGCTGTCGATGGCCGGCATGTCCTCCTCGGCGCTGACCCTCAATCAGGGATACAAGCTCGATCCGCAGGGATCGAGCGCCGGGTTGGCTTACCGCGACATCGTGCTCAACGGCAAGGTTATCTCCGGCGGCAATTTCGACGGCAACAATGGCGCGCAATGGACCGGCGCGCACGACGATGCGGCGGGTGCGGCGGCGTATCTCTCCAAGCTCGATACGAGCGAAATTCTCAAGCTGACCGAGGCCATCGGCGATCCTGCGCTCTCGGCCACCGTCGGCAAGCTGGCGGCGAATTTCACCGATCTCAACCAGGGCATGACTCAGTACGTCGCCGCGCAGCAGTCGCAGCAGCAGATCACGCTGGCGCTGATGACCGAGGAAGAGCGCAAGGTGGCGCAGCTCGCCGATGCGCACAAGGCGCTCGATTCCACCTTCGGTTCCTTGGGCATTTCGGTGCCGGCGACGGCGGCGGACTTCAGCAAGCTGGTCAGCAGCATCGACATCACCACGCAGGCCGGGCAGAACGAAATCGCCAAGCTCGCCGGCGTCAAGGATGCATTCCTCGCCGTCGGCGCAGCAGCGGACGAGGCAGAGAAGAATGTGCTGGCCGTGGCGGCAAAGCAGCACGATCTCGACATCCAGTTGCTCGAAGCGACGGGCAAGACGGCCGAGGCGACGGCGACGAAGCGCGCCGATGCGCTGGCCACACTTGACAATGATCAGCAGCGCGCAACGCAGCAGCAAATATGGGCTGCGCAGGATGCGGCGGCGGCGATCGCCAAGGCGCAGCAATCGGCGGCCTCCGCCGCGCAACAAGCCGCCCAACAGCAACTTGCCGCGCAACAAGCGATTCGCGATGGCTGGCAGCAGACTGCCAACAGCATTGCCGACACCGTCAAGAAACTGCGCGGCGAACTGCTGACCGGCCCGCAGTCGTTCACTAGCGCTCAGGCGCAATTCGCCAGCGCGCTCGCCGCCACCAAGGGTGGCGATCAAAATGCCGCCAACAGCCTGCCGGCGCTGGCCCAGGCCGTGGTCGATCTGGGCAAGACCGTGACCACGACCGGAGTCGAGCAGGCGCTGCTGACCTCGCGCACCGTCGCCAGCCTGGTCGCCGCGGAGCAAGGCATGGCGAAATACGGCGTCAAGGTTCCCGGTTTCGCCGCTGGCGGATTTCACGCCGGCGGCTTGCGCATCGTCGGCGAGAACGGACCGGAACTCGAGGCGACCGGCAGCGCCCGGATCTACAACCTCGAGCAGATGCGCGCCATGGTCGGCGGCAACAGCGACCTGCGCGACGAAATGCGCGCGCTGCGCGCCGTGCTCGAAGACTTCAGCGCCAGCAACAGCCTGGAAAATGGCGCGGTCGCCACGGCGACCGGCAAGATCGCGCGCATCCTCGAGCGCGTGACGCCGGATAACGATGCGTTGTCTGTAAGGACTGCGGCATGACCCTGCGCTTCCTTGCTCCGGTCGCCATCACCGACGCCATCCTGGTCTCCAGCACGCGCGCGGAAACCGACTACTCGGCATGGAGCGGCGCGACGACTTATGCCGTCGGCGATCATTGCATCAAGACTGCCACGCACCGGATCTACGAGAGCGTGCAGGCGGCGAATCTAAACCACGACCCGGCGACCGATACGACCGCGACTTGGTGGCTGGACATCGGCCCGACGAATCGATGGGCGATGTTCGACAAGACCATCGGCACCGTCACCAGTCAGGCCACGCCGCTGACCGTGGTGCTCGATCCGGGCTTCGTCGGTGCGCTGTCGGTGCTCGACGTTTCGGCAAATACCATCACCGTCAGCATGACCGACGGGCCCGGCGGCGCCTCGCTCTACAGCGCAGTCCACGACATGACCGACACCACCGTCATCCTCGATTGGTGGATGTATTTTTACGCGCCGATTACCCCGCGCACGACGCTGACCATCGATGATCTGCCGCCCTGCGAGGCCGGGCGTCTGACCGTGGCCATCGCGGCGACTACCACGGCTTCCTGCGGCACGCTGACGGTCGGCAACCT